GGATCAACAACTGGATCATTTTTTGGTAGTGCATCTTTTATAGTAGATACAAGTTTTGTAGTAAAGTCACCCATAAAACCGCCACCAGTTTGAGCTGGTGCAGTAGGGTTTGCTTGTGCGTATGCTATGGCTGTGCCTTTACCACCCCAACCTAATTTTTGACGACCATACTTGTCATACAATTTATTTTTTACTTCTCCACCTTTAGCATACTTATTCATCAACACAGATAAATCTGGCTGATTCTGTTCATAGTAATTGCTGTGTTGAGTAGAAGCTTGCCCACCATCAGAATAATTAATTATGCCACCCTCAGCTTTACCCTGTGGCTTTGGTGGATAGAAAAAGTCTTTGTAAGTCTTACGATTTTTGTTAGGTGCAAAAGTACCGGGCTGCTTTGGATCAAAAATAGGATTCGCATTCATGTAGCGCATCCATGCCTGACTAGAGCCATCCAAAGTTTTATTGGTAGTAAAGTAGTTACGCAAGAAATTACTTTTCTCTTTTATTGTTTTTGCATAAGCATCCCATGCCAAGCCAATATTTTTGTTAGCCTCATAAGAATTGCTTGGGTTAACAACCGCTTTAAGCAACTGCTTAGCATCAAAGTCAGAAACTGAACCTGTTCCTTCCAATCTTTTTTCAGGTGCAAGCTCAGCAGTAATGTTATCCATTTCTTGAGCAGCAGCTCTGAAGGAAGGTAGTTTTCCAGTAAGAGGGTTGGTTGGGTTTTCTTTATTTAGTTTAAGAAAACGCGCCATCTTTTGCTGAGAGAATTGAGCTTTGTCTGCTGCCTCTTCAACTTTTGCTATTTCAGCTTGCGCACGTTTGCTTGCTTGCAATACTAATTGCTGTTGAGTTTTTTGATCAACATTAGAAAATGGGCTGTCAATCATGACAGGAACACCTAAACGCATACCAGTGTTTTCAGCAGCAGTTAAATTAACTACTGGAGGCGGCTCACCCTTTGGTGCTTTCTGAGGAGGAATGTATGTTTCTTTTCTTATCTTTGCAGCAGCCGCTTCTCTTACTGCTTGTGGCTGACTAGAATCATTAGCTATGTTTACTAATTCAACAAATTGACCAGAAGGGGTATTAGCTTTTGTTTTCTTTTCAGTAGTGTATAACTGAATAGCGGCATCCAACTCAGCACGAGCTGGGTCATTCATTGGTAGCGCATCACGCTCTATTTGCATTTGGCGAAGTCTAGATGCAGATTGACCTCTACCAGTTGCAAGTTTGGTATATACACCAAATTCTTGCTCAGCGTCTTCAGCAGGTTGAGCTGCATTTTGTAATTGGTATTTTAATTTCAGTGCTTCATAGTCTTGCTTAGCTTTTGTTTGACGATCACTAACACTTGCCATAACTTCAGCAGCATTACCTAATTCTTCACCAAATGTACCAAACCTTGTTGGCTTACCAAGAGCAGCAGCAAGTCTAAAATAATCACCACGAGTCCAGCCTTCTTCTGATCTAGCAAGTAAAGCCTCTTGTGCTTTTTTTAAAATCTCAGCAGTTGTGCTTCTTTCTATTTTCTTTTGCGATAAATAACGCTCGCCAGCTTGACTAGCCTTATTAGCAAATGTTGGATTGCTTACATAAGTTTGTTGGCTTATTAAATCAGCATTTGGTTCTTCAGCAACTTCAGCCCTTTGATTAAGGGCTAATAGATCATTATCAGTTGGCATGTCGCTTTGAAGTAGCTTAGTATTTTCATCCTGTTGAGGAGAAATTAAGCTCTCAAAATCAAACTCTGCCAAGTTATTATTTCTACGAGGTTGATAAGCCATTTGTATGCCTTTAAATTAATTACTTCTTACCAATACCATATATAAGCGCACCAGCCTGAGCAAGCTGTGATAATCCAGATGGGCCTACGGAAGATGCAGGGCCTACTCCAGTTGCAGTTGATGTAGTAGGGATAGATAAGCCACGAATAGCATTATTTAAGAATGAAATATTCTCTCTTGGATAATCTCTTTGATCAGCAAAATTCTTGTAAGCCAAATCAAGGTTTCTCTGATTTTGATTTTGCTGTGTAAGACCAACAGCTTCCAATGCAGCAGCCTCATTAAGACCAAGTGACTGCGCCAATGCACCAAGAGCGCCAACATTCTGACCAAGTTGAAGTTGTCTAGTAAGGTCTGCTTGAGATATAGCCCCAGTTATTTGACCTAGTTGTCCTTGTCTTGTTAAATCAGCTTGGCTTTGAGCCATTGCTTGATTGTAGCCACTAGCTAATGCGCTAGTTTGTTGCGCTAAAGTATCAGCAGATATATCACGCATTGCTTTACCCATAGCTGTACCGCTACGGCTACCACCAAACGATCCACCACCAATGAACTGATTCTGAATTGTTGGAATAATGTTTTCAGACAAATTACGCTGAGCCATTTGACCGATTCGATTTGTAACCGAATCCATGTATGGGTTCATGTAATTTTGTACATTTGCATAACTAGTTTGAGCTGAATTGTTTAAATAAGGCTGAGCTTTGCTTAATGCACTAGTATTTCCAAGCTTGTCATATATATTACTTGCTTGATTCATATATGGAAGATAAGAACTAGCAGCTTCAGGTGTTAATGCAAATGCCAAATTTTGATTATCAGTAAACCCAGCAATACGACTTCCATCGTAAACTTGATATGGTTCTGATGCAATTGCATTAGCCTTACCAATTAAAGCCTGTGTGTAGTCGTTATACCAAGCAGGTGTTGTGGTAGTTGTAGTTCCATAAGTCTTAACTGATGGAGGTGTAGTACCTCCAAAAAGAAAGTCAGTTACCTTGTCAAGAACATTTGCCATTTTTTAGCCTCTTTGTAAATAAGCTAATGGAGATTTAGCATTAGGAGAAAATTTACCTTTAGCTAAAGATTTTCCTTTTTGCTTTCTTAAAGATGTTCTCATGCGGTCTAACTGCTTAGCTCCAGCATCCGTTGATCCATTGCCAAGTAATGCAACTGTTTCAGCATCCATCACATACTCGCCATCAGAAAGAACGGCAGGTATATCATCAGAGCGACCATCAGACAAAGAACTCAAACCACCAGCACGATACCCCTGTGGAGCATTGCCATAGGTGTAATAAGGCGCTCTAATTTGACCACCAGTTGCTGCTTGTATTGTAGGGTCTGAACTTACAGGAACATATACTGCTGGGTCGTAAAAATTAAACTCACCTGTATTCCCATCACGTCTTTCACCATATCTTGTTAAGTCTCCAGTGTATCTATTCCTGTTTCTCTGCATTCGATATTGCTGCATAGGAGTAGTAAATGTAGGACTATTTGCTGGATCATTTCTTCTTTGCTCTTCTAAAAGTCTTTCATTTTCTTCTTCTTGTTTTTTCTTAGAATAATAATTTAATCCAAGAGTAGCACCACCAACAATCCATGGATTGGTAACATCAACACCAATCATGTCTTTTGAGTATTTACCAACGCTACCTACTGGGTCTTCCCACCAATGATAAGCACCATCTGAAGCTTGTTTTGCTGCTTCTGTTCCCATATCTACTATTGGTGCTGGATAAGGAACTTGATCAGGTAAAGCACCTAATTCATTTGTGCTTATATCGCTTAAATAATTTTTTGGTTCTGGGTATATATCTGAAAGTCTTGGTGCTGGTTCTGTATATGCAGCATATTGACCTTTATCAAAACCTAACATGCCATCATCAGTTAAATAAGTTTCATTTTTAATAGGCTTATACGGATCAAAATCTATTGGACGATTTGGGTCTAGCAATGAGCTAAATTGATCATTAGCTGGCGCTGCTGACATTAAATCATTACCTATGCCATTATCAAGTGATAATTGTTTATTGAAATTATCGCTTGCTGTATCAACTGCTGAAGCTGTTGAAGGTGTTGAGGCATCACTAAATATGTCTGCAAATGTTGGAGCTTTACTAGTAGCACCTAACGACGAACCAAATGGTTTTGGAGCGCTTGATAAAGCATTTATACCTTCGCTTACTCCAAAATCTAACACGCCAGCAGTAACACCTGCCCTTAGAGCATCATCAAAATCTCTACCCTGAGCAAGATTAACTGCTGTAGTTGCAAGTCCAGAAGCAATAGCACCCGGGCCAACAATGAACGGAATACCAAATGAAGCCGCTGCCGCAGTAATAATAAAACCTAATGGGTCTGCTTTAATTGGTTTAAGAACATAGTCATTTACTAGTTTGCCAGCATCTTTCCATGTGTCTTCAACAAAATTACCTACATCTTTTACTGACTCTCTTATACCCCTACCTAAATCTTTTGCTGAATCTTCAACCCACTTAGCAGCTTCTTTAAAAGGTTTGGTTACTTTATTTCTAAATTTTACCCATCCCATGTTACACCTCGCCTTCAGTTAAATTGTTTTGCAATTGACCTAGTCCACCCATAGGTGGTGCAGACATAGAAGGTTGCATTGGTGGCATTTGACCACCACTCATTGGTTGTTGAGGCTGACCAGATTGATTCATCATTCTAGCCATTGCTTCTTGAGAATTCTTAGGTGGCTCAACATCATAAGGAATTGGCTGCTTTAATTCAGTGCCATTAGGATTACCAATCACAATTCCAATAACATCATCACCATCGCTGTCTTTATCCATACTGTATTCAATGTCTGGGTTTTTTGGATCGTTTTCAATTATTTCTAAAGCATTAACAAGAGGTTCATTAATGTTCTCTCTTACTACTAATAAGAAATAGCCTATTTCATAGGCATCTTTAAAACATTGATAAAGAGCTTGAATAAAATTTTCTTCAGTATCTGCTATTAAAATTCTCATGGAAGCAATGCCAGCTCTTTTATCATCTCCAAGTAGAACGAATATTGTGTTTCCATATCGAAGGAAATTAGAATTAGGCATCATTCGTTCTTGAACAAATCTAGGGTATTCAAGCTCTAATGGCAAAACATGATCTTCTTCATTCTCATATGCTTCTTGAATTAGCTCATTTACGCCTAACATTTTTTGTTTGCTGTCAACGATTGCCATAATTAAATCCTTTTATTTAAAAAAATCGCCAAATAATTTATGCCATTATTTGTGCAAAACGACTAGCCCATTCACGCCAGTCTGAGAAAGAAAGTGCATCAGGTGGGTTTTTTGAAGTTATGTCAGCAATTGCACATAAAGAGACAGCCCACTCCTGCCACTTTGTCTCATCATCAAGCTGCGGCAAATTGCCATAAATATTCAGGTCAAGAACGATCTGATCAGCCCAATCTCTTAATCCTATTATAATAGGTAAAGTTATCAATTTGTTGCTCCTAACACAGTTCCATCAGCTTCTTCTATGTGAGCAATTACCTGACCCATTTGGTAGTCGCCATTCAAAGTATTAGACTCAAACCTGAACCGCATCTCTCTTCGTATATCTTTAAAATATACAACCTGCTCATAAGGAGTTGTTGGTTCTGCAACTATGGTTTTTACCTCACCAGTTATTTCTTTTGACCTAGCATTTGATCTACCAGTAATTTGCACAGTCATGTTTCCAGACTGCACAAAATCTGGCTCTAATAATTCACAACGCAATGACTTATCTTGTCCATTTGTTATCAATATACTCATGTCGGCAGTTTCAAAATAAGACTGAATAGGTATTACGAAATTAACATCAATCTCATTAACACCAACCTCATGCTCCCAAAGCTTGTAGTTATTTGATTGGAACAAAGTTCTAATATCGCCAGAAATGGTCGTTCTTATTAATCCATCCTCAGTTTGACGGATGTCGGCTGCTGGTCTATTAAAGTTATATTCAACACCAGTAAGGAATGGGACTGCATAACGAGGGATAAATTCGCCCGCAGAACGCCCCCCATTGGGTAATTCTGTGTCGTACCAAGTATTCTCTTTAACATTGTAAATAATTGCGTGGCTACACTCTACAGCATCACCTCTTGGATAGCACCACCAAATTTCACCAAATCTAGGGACTTTGTAAGCAAATACTTTTTGAGCGTATTCCCTGTTTAATCCATCAAAGAAATAGTTAATATTCAGGACATTTTCTACATCTCTTACAACACCATTAAACATGTAGAAACGGTCAACACCAACCCAGAAATAAACTCCGTCATATTCAATTATTGACATGGGAGATAAAACTGATGATGCTGAAGTTATGGTGTCAAATTGGAATACCTGCTGTCCACCAACGAATGAAGCTCTGATTACGGCATCAGTTGACCAATACAATCCTGAAGGAGAATTACCCGGGCCACCTCGAAGGGGCAAACCTCTTACAATTTTTTGAGCAGCAATACGAGCATTACCAGAACCTTCACCAACTAAGTCAGCAGGGTTTCCGGGGACTGACCAACCTAATGAACCATCAGTTCCAAAAATAGTTAGGTATGGATGTAATACACAAATACCACCACTAGCAGAAACACCTTCAGGCAATGTAAGCTCAATAAGGCGGTCATTTTCCTGCATGTCTCCATAAAAAACCTGTCCAGATATAGAGTTGTACAAAGAGCTAAGGTTTGGAGCTGCTTGGGCAATAATCTTATTGCTTGGGACAAGACTGATTGAATCATACAAAACATCAAACTGCCATGAATTATCTAACTGGCTATTTAATGTAGCAGGTGTCCTATCATAGACAATACCTGAAAGTCCATCAGCGTCAAGCGTAAATTTTTCTAAAAATGTAGTGCCGCCAGAATGAATGTATGTAGATTCATTTTGCGTGAATGACTTCATTCCACGACTAATCTCTGCTAGATAATCGGTTACATTTCTGTACCCATTAATTTTACGAGGCAACCCACGCTGAAAACGAACCCATTGTCCATCAACGTAATAGTCACCCTCAAATTTAGTTCCATCGCGTTTAATACCCGCTTTAGAAATTATCCTGACAGGCTTAGCAGCCATTAGAAGCCTCCACCATCAACTGGGTTTAAGCCTAAATTAATTACAGCAGCAGCCGCTGATGTAGCGCCAGTTCCACCCTGAGAAATTGAAATAGGGAATCCAACGCCACTACTATCTGCAAACCTAACTTGCGTTCCATTAGAGTACAAAATTGATGCGGTATTAGGATTAATATCAACGCCAGATGCTAGTGTCGTTCTTATTGTTAAGGTATAAGCACCTGTGGTTGAATTTGTTACCCAATATTGCTGTACTGTATTCGGTACAATAATAGTTCTGTTGCCAGTTAACAAACCAGTGAAGTTATAAGAAATACGATTTAATTCAGAGCCAGTTAATGTATAGTTTCCAGAGCCAGCCACATTAATTGATATGTAGTCAAAAGCAAAGCTTGCTGTTTGACCTAGACCCAATGTGTAATAGTTTTGTCCATCAGTCATTACAATACAAGAATCTTGTGGCTGCAAATAGATTGAAGTAAACCCATCAATTAAATCTGCACCAATAGTGGAAACTAAAACAGTTCCTGAGCCGCCATTTTTAAATTGTACAAACCAATTGTTTCCAGCTTGGACTGCTTCTGGTAATGTAAATACGCCAGCTCCACCATTCCATAAAAAGGTGTTAGCACGATCAGGTATCAATAAAGTATAGTTTGATGAATACGTTGAGATTGGCATTGATTGAGACAATACAGAGCCAAGCGCAATAATTCCAGTACCAGCTAAAGCAGCAGCATTGGCAACAGATAATGAAGCACCATATTGATATGCTCTCCAAACACCACCAGTAGTAGTATTAGATATTAAATATATCTGCCAAATAGTCCCCGGAATTGGTGCAACTATTAAATTACCAGCCCTATCTTTTACACTAAATTGCTCTCCTCCAACATTGTTAAATAAAATTGTAGCTCCAACAGAGGCTTCAGTTGCTGGCGGTAAATAAATTATTCTTCCTGTTGCACTTGGAAATACATCTATTATTGAAGTGGCTAATTGGACATCAGCATTAGATTCTAAAGGCCAACTTAAATCTACATCAAAAGATGTCAAATTATAAGATGCATAAGAAACATCAGAAGAAGCAATGTTTGTACCGCCAAAAATATTAGTATATGTTGTCATTATTAAGCCTCTTGCCTTGTAGTCGATCTATCTATAATTTTTTTCATGTCTTCAGTATTCAATGAATCAATAGACATTTGATAAAAATTAAGCCATACAGGAATGCGCTCATCATTCTTTAAGAATGGTGTAGCTTCAAGTAAAGTTCCATAAAGCAATGCATTCGGAGCAAAATTTGTTAGCCAGTTTTGCTGATTTCCCTCATCAAGCAATTGTGGTAACTCGTAATAAACAATTTCAATCGGATATGCCACATCAGGAGTAGGGGCAAACACCCAATGCTGATAATTATAGTCAGCATAAAATACAGGCTGCGCTGTAGCAGTTTCATTAGGCCAATACGTTCTGCAATATTCATAGCTACGAGTAAATAATAATTGCCTATTATTTGAACCTGCGCCAGTACCAATATTTATAGATACTGTTTCTCTCCATCTGTCTGGTTTAGCAATAACAGCAACTCCAGCTTGCATAGCAGTTGTAACAACAGTTTGAAATCCTTGAATCTTTATGTCGCGAGCAATCCTACGCTCAGCGAAGTTAATTAGCTTTGGTATCTGCTCATAGACTATTGGGTCTGTAGCAGCAGAAGCTCCACGCTCAAGATAATTTCTTACATCATCTCTTAGTGATTGGAATGTCATTGCTACTGGCATTACTTCTCCTTGCTAAAAGGTCTTGTACCTTTTTTATCAATAATGAGAGCCATTTTTCTAGGCTTCGCATCTTTAGTGTTTGGGATGCTCACATGAGTCCATGAGTCAAATTCTCTTATCACCTGATCGTATGGCAAACCTGCTTTTATGATTGCAGATACAACCTCATTGGGAGTCATACCTTTTACTTTAAGGTCTGCTGCAACCCCAAGGCAATGTTGGCTGGTAGGTTTTCCTCCGACTAGGCGGTTGGCCTCTACACTGCGAAATGCAGAATTTATGCGTAATGGCATGCCAACAACAGTTCGCACTTCTTCCAAAAATAAAGCTAGGCGACGCAAGTTCATCAACACATCATTATCAGGTGTATTGTCAATACCATGACGCTCCGCTGTTTCACTAGCGGTCATCTCTTCTAGCGTGAAGTTTGGAGATAAGTTCATTTTTTTAACGCCAATGCATCTGATTTATCTTTGCTGCCTTGTGAGCTACCAAAATAAAAGCTTATGACTTGAGTTGCAGCACTTGTAAGAAATCCCAAAGCATAGATAACGATATTTTCCTGACTGTCTGGAATATTCACAAACATCAAAATACCAACCAATAGAAATGCCACCATCACAATACCCAATGCTAAGATAGGCATAACTAACTTCTCAAGCCAATGCACATTAGGATTTGTTGCTATCGCTATACGTGCAGCTCTTGCATCGCCACGATCTTTCACTTCTTGCTCAAACATGAACTCTTCATGTTTCATAGCAGCTTCTTTAAGTGATGCTATCTTTTCATCCGATAGCTTCCCATCGGAATCAGGAGTTAAAGTTATGCCTAGCTTTTCTTCAACCGCAGAAACACCTTTGTCTAATACAGAATCAACGACCTTCTGCATGCCAGCTCCTGCAAGCTGGGATAGGATTGGTACTAGTAGTGGTAACATTAATTTGCCCCTTGATCAAACATCCAGTGAATAAACCACGCAAACCCTGCAATAATTGCAGTGATTACAAACCCACCTATGCAGTTATATATAATATTTAACGTGCGTTGTAGTTTGCGCTTCTTACGCATTTTTTCTGCTGCTATTGCTAATCTTGCTTCTGTTGCTGCTCGTCTAGCGTCTTCTGCTTTAGCTTCACGCTCACGACGTAACTTACTTAATCTTTGCCAGAACTCATCCCACATCCCACTCTCATCAAAGTGGTAAATCATTACATGCTTGATCTGAGCGTAATACTGTGTAATTTCCCTATCTGCCGCCATCATGTCCATCACAAACTCAGCATCACTGATTGGGTCATCTACTGGTTGCCCATTTGCTATTGCTTCATCTTGCTTTTTCTTTGCATCTTCTAATTGCGATCTATTCTCTTCATATCTACTTGCTGCTGAGAAAAACTTCTTCACAGGCGAAAGTGACTGACCTAACTTTTTTCCTGAGTCAACGCACTCTTGGATACTATCAACAGCTTCTCGAGCCTCATCGGCTGCTGATTTAACTGCGTTAACTACGAGCCTTACGCCCTGTATAGCTAACCCTATTGTCATCGGGTCGATCATAATTTACTTTCATTTGTCAGCTTTGTTATCTAGCTTGTCAAAAATTTGTTTAAGCATACCTTTTACATCATCTATATCACGACGATAATCATCTTTCTGAACATAGGTGCGAGGAAGCTCTGCAACTTTATCTTCAAGACGAATTATTGATCTAGATATGTTATTAAGTATCCAGCCACCAAAACATCCAGCAACTGCAAATACAACATTAATTAAAAATTGTGATTCCATAATTAAGCAATCCTGTAATAAACATAGGCACTAGTTCCAGTTCTACGAAACCTAAATAATGCTGAACTTGATGCAGCAATAGAGGTTTGACCAGAGCCAAGTGTAGTGCCAGAACCAGCAGTAATTGTTACAGCTACTGTAGTTGAGTTATTTATAATAGCTAGATCAAAAGAAGCATTTGTAATGCTGTTAGTAGCCAATATGGGAAACTGTGAATCAATTGAAGCCCCACTTGGCATTGTCAATGCATATGTACTAGCACCAGTACACGTAAAAATTCCAGTAGCTAGTTGAGCAGCAGTTACGGTTGCGGCAGCACTAAATGCGGTTGCCGCAGCCTGTCTTTGGAAATTAACGCCATAAGCACTAAAAGATTCAGTTGTGTAAAATATTTCTTTAGTATTTGGATCGCACTGTACTGATCCACCAGACAAAGATGCTGTGTTAGTAGAATTTCTTGGTGCATTAATAAACACACCTGCATTTAATGGTGTAAATGCAGTTGACTGTGTACTTAATACAATCATCGTGCCATTAGAGCCATTAATTTGATTGCCAATCAGTATTGATCGAGTAACTGCTGCATTATTTGATCTACCTATAGATATAGTATCAGAGGCAGAAGCTGAGGTATTAGCACCAAGAGCTATAGCGTTAAGTGCTAGAGCGCTTGCACTTGTTCCAATCGCAACAGCAGAATTATTTGCGCCTGTTCCATTGCCAATTGCAATTGCACCCGGATTTGAAGTTAAAATTGTTGCGCTTGCTCCAATAGCAATACCATTATTTGATGTTGCACCAACATTTGCTGACGCTCCAATAGCTATACCAGATGGGGCAGAGTTTGATGCAGCATTACCAATTGATAATCCACTTGTTCCAGTAGCTTGCACGTCTGCGTTATAACCTAGTGCAGCAGCCCCAGTAGCTAAAACATTTGATCCTGATCCAAAAGCAGCGCCAGTTCCAACGGATGAGGATGAAGAGCCTATTGCTGTGCCACTTGCACCTGTAACAGATGAACCTCCTCCTACTGCTGTTCCAGATGCGCCACCAGAACCAATTGTTGACCCAACACCTACAGCGACTGCTGAAGTAGCAGCAGCATTAATTGCCGCATTATTCCCTAATGAGGTATTAGCTGAAGCACCACTACCAGTAGCACCAAAAACCAAACCAAGAGCAGTAGGGGTAGCAGCTACCGCAACCGCATAGTTTGGAATATTTAAAGTATTAGATGAGAATGTAGCAGCACCAGAAGTACCAGTAGTCGTCAATGAAATGACACCCTGATACTGAGGAATGTTAAATACATTAGATGAAAATGTTGCTGCACCAGAAGTGTTAAGAGTAGTCAAACTAACTGGGGATTGAAAATCAGAGTTAGCTACAGCAGCAAAAAGACCGCCACCATTCCCTTTAATTATGCCTGTAACGCTAGTTGTAAGAGTAATTGCAGGTGTTGTTGTGGCAGTTGCTACCGTTCCAGCAAATCCATTTGCAGAAGCAACGCTTAAACTTGTTACAGTGCCATTTCCATAAATTGGAATATTTAAAGCATTGCTAACTAAAGTTGCCGCACCACTTGTTCCAGTAGTAGTTAAAGTAATCTCACCAGAAGAAAGAAGAACAACATTGTTACTTGCATTAAGCGTATATAGTTTTCTGTCCGTTACATTAACCGCTAATTCACCACGAACTAACTGACCTGATGACGGAACTGCACCAGCAGAAGAACTATTTTTTGTAATAATTACTGGCATTTAAACCTCCAATGGTCTATCTGGTCGAACAAACGGCAATGTAATATTTTCCGTTTGGCGAGCTGGTAAGCGGTATGGATCAAGATCATCCAAGTCATCACGACAAACCCGAAGTCCGGGGCTGTTAGGGTCTGAATATAAATCAGTAATTGACATCTTTCTACTGCATCGGTCGCAAAGACCAATGCCATAAGATGACTTGCCTGTTGGATCGTACCAAATGCTCATCTTGTATACACCGCAATGTTAGGAGTGAAATAAATTGGAGAGTTATCACGCTCTTCCATCTCTGCTTCATTAAGCGCCCTTATAGCCTTCTGATCAATAATAGGGATCATTGCTGGGTCAACTTGTGGAAGCTCTTCTGCAAATCTTGCTGCTAACTGATACACAATAGCTTCATACCAACGCTGTGGGACTTCAATTTCTTGCGTTAATGTACCTACATCCATGATGTAACGCTTCACATAGGTAGTGACTTGAGCTATTGCAGTTGATACGCTTGGGACAGGCCATATGTACATGATTGGCTCATCAAGAGTTCTGTCTAACCAAAACTGTAAAGGTTTACCTTGAAATGCTTTGTTTGGTAGGTTTGCATAGCTGTCTCGATTCAAACGAGCCATTGGTATTTCATTTGGTGTGTTACCAAATACAAATTGAGCAGGAGAAAAACCTACCCCATAACCAAAAACTCTGATGTATGAAGTGGTTATAGGTACTGGAACGTCTTTCCATGTCCACTTATTAGCTAAACCAGCAGCATCCATTACGAGCAGAGTCGTCCAAGTAGTTCCGTTTGTAGAAGTTTGAACTAAATAATTAGTGCTTACACTAGAACCATAAAGCAGACCTACTGTAGATATTGAGGTTGGGCTAGTAAAATTTACTGTATATGAATTACTTGTGATAGTAGTGACACCAGTTTGAGCTTCTACTGTGCGGTAATTTGTATTAAGTAAATCAACAATGCCATTGCCAACTGGGACTTCTGCATTAGCTGGTTGGAGTGGAAGGATTAGCTTTTCAATGCACCATAGCTGAAGCCCTCTGTTTGCCAGAGCGGATAGCAATAGGTACAAAGTTTCTTGAGCGGTAACCATTTGCTCGCCACCAACCCCTTCAGGCGGCAAACGGCATTTGCGAAACGCATGATCAATAATTTTGCGAGTATTAAATACAGTTTGAGAAACTGTTCCAGAAACCGCCACTTTTATTCTCCTTCAAGTCGCAGCTCGCTGAAACAGCGATCTCAAGAGACTAGATTATAAATTAACTTATTAGCATTTAGGGGTGCGATTAAAGGTTGGAACACCTTTTTTCATAGCAGACCCACCTTTGCGCATACCACCCATGGATGACATTGGAGACATAGCTTCAATTTCTTCATGCTTAATCATCTTTGCAGGAGCGCCAGCCTTTTTAAGCAAAGATATTTCTTTCTTTATAACAGCTTCAGGCTCTCGCTTCATGCCAACTAGCTTTACACCTTTAACTGGAGCTTTGCCGCCTTTTTTAAGCTCTAAAACAGTACCTTTACCACCTTTATGCTCTTGCTGATCATGCTGCTTCATAGCTTTTTTGATCATTGCCTTGTCTTGAGCCTTGTCTTTAGCTGAGCTTTCCATAGATTTTGCATTTTTTGATGCTTTAGGATTATCTTTTGAAACACTACCACCTTCTTTTAACCCAGTATTCGAAGGAAGTGATCTTCCAATCAAACCACGAACTTTTGAAAATTTTGGGGAAATACTTTGTAAAGCTCTAGTTACATTACTAGAATTTTGAGCTGGAGCTGGCTGCGGATTGGTAGCAAGCGCCCTTCCAATAAAACCACGATTTTGTGAAAAACTCGGAGAAAATCTTTGCAATGCATTAGTTATATTACCCATATTTTGGGATTGAGCTGGCTGTGGATTGGAATCCCTAAGCGCAGAAGAAATCAAACCAATTTTTGGTTGAATTTTTTGCATTGCACTACTTAAATTATCTTTAACTAAGGATGGTTGTGTATCTGTTGGTTGGCTATCTTGGCTGCCACGCATATTTTCAACCATTTTTAATGCTTTAGACAAAATACCACCTGACGCATAACCCTGAACTTCTCCACCTTCTTTCATTCTTACAGGGCTTGGCAGTAAATTTGCCTTACCTTGACCTTCTTCATATCGGCTTCTAGATTCAGCAGCTTCTCTTTTTGCGTCTTCAGCTAACTTTAATTTTGTAGCTTTTGCCTTGGCATTCCTTCGTTGAATTGGTGCATCATCAAAGTCATACATACCACCTGCCGCATAACCTTTTACCTCACCGCCTTCTTGCATCTTTTTAGCGGAGTTTTTGAAATCTTGTGCAGAAGGAGCGCCTTTAGAGCCAGCTTTTCTCATTTTCTCACCAGAGCCTTCTTTAATACGCTCTCTTTTTGCATGGATGTTGTCCCACAATCCAACCTTGCCGCCTTTTTGTCTTGCTATAGGCGCACTGCTACGATCCTGTATAGCATCCATGCTACGTTTTAATGCTGAATATGGGTCTTTACTAGGAGGTATTCTATTCGCTATAGCTTCTGCTTTATGTCTAGCATCAGTAGCTTTCCTAATCTCCATGTTCCTATCAGTCGCAGCTTTTATCGCAACTGGATCAATTAGAAGCGGGCTTCCTTTTCTATTAGGATTTGCATTTGCTTTATTAATAACCGCTTGATTCTCTTTTTGGCGCTGCATAGCGGGGTCAAGAGGAGCAGGAGTTGGCATTGGCTTTTTAGCAGCCATAGGAGCGGCGACTGGTTCAGTAGCACCACCAAATGCATAGCCTTTTACGGCTGGACGAGGGTTTGGCTTGTTAAAAGTAAACTCACCATACTTAATATTTTTGCCCATGATTATTTCCTTTAATTTAACAATCCCACTTGCGTAAGGCTTTATTGATTCTTGAATTAGGGTCTTTTGCAGTCTCAGCAGAAGTTAGCTTTGCTTTCATGCCACCCATACGAGCGCAGAAGGAACTTCTACGAGAAGCTTTAGCAGGACTCTTTGCAGCAGCCTCTTTAGAGACTGGTGGCTTTAAATTACTGCCAGTTGCTTTATTATAAGCATCACGACCTGCTTGGCTTAAACCACCCTCTGGATTTTTATGCTTAACAGTCAAATTAACCTGACCGCCTTTTGCAAAATGCCAACCTTTAATAATCGCCATGATTAGCTCCAAGTACCAATTTGAGTATTGTCGGTAGTAGCATTAATTGTTTGAACTGGGTAAATCTTTACATAAGAACCTGCACCAATTGTTACTACTGTTCCATTTGTAGAATAGTTAAATTGGAAATCAACAGTACCTGAAGAGCCAGACAACATGTCAATTGTTCCACAAATTCTTAGTGATGTAGAGCCAGCAGCGCCAGAAGGACTCATTACAACTGGAGTAGCAAAGCTAGATAAAACTCTATTACGCATTATGTGCGCATGGCTTACCGTAGTTGAAGTTCCAACCTCAGAACTAATTACAGTATATGAATGGGCGCTAAGAACTGCTGTACCACCTAATGCATAACCAATAGTTTTTCCGCCACCTGCGGTACAGGTAATAAGTGCGCATATTTCATATGCATACCTAGTATTAGAGGCTAAAGATACAACCCTACCAAACATTGTTTGAGCAGCAGTAGTAGCACCATTACCAGATAAATCAGCTCCTAATTGGAAAAACTGTTCTGCTGGCAATACACCGCGATTTGTGCTTTGAGGTGTAAAGTAAGCAGCATATCCATCATATTCAAAACCACCAGTTATGGGAGATGATAGTAATGATCCAGCAGTAAATTTAGAAGCTGCAATGCTAGAAGTGCCAGCACCAGCAGTTAGCCAAGCATTAGTAGGAATTACACCAGCACCAATAAATCTTGGTGTGTAAATTACTTCACCGACTCTAAATTTTTCAGTAGGAGATGCACCATTAGTCATTGTCCCAATACTAAGAACAAAGTCTTCTGAACCAACTGTGAGGTCAGTTGACTGAGTAAATATTGCAGCTCCAACTTTGATGCCATCATTTGTTTCTGTTGCAAACTCTACAGCAGTACCAATACCAACAGCAGCACTGCTTGAAGTAGTATGAGTAAAACGAGAAACAGATACAGCCGAACTATTGTTTGCATCATCAAGAGCAACCTCAAGAGCAGTAGCTGGAGTATTAGTTCCAACACCAAGCTTCTTATCGCTAGTAAAGCGAGCAACCTCACTAAGAGTTACATTTCTTAATAGCCTAATTACAAAATCAAACTTTGATGTTGATACTGAACTTACATCAGTAGCTATCATATTTAATTGACCAACACCAACCCCAGAAGTTGATCCAGCTCCACTAAGATTACACTGGAATAATATGCCAGTACCGATACCAGTAGCAGCAGTATTGTCTGTAGTTTTGTGGTTTAAGGTAATTGGAAATGCTATGGAGCTATTTGTGTTGATGGCATCAATGTAAAGATTATCAACTAATGTTACTTCAGGAGTGATCGTAACCCTACCATTACTAGCAATTAAAACCTTAGTTGTTGGAGCTGCTCCAGCTAATGATGTTTTTAATTGCAGGTTCATTGCCTCTGAACCAGAAGTAACATTCTCAGCAACTGATGCTATTGATGCACCATTAAATACACCATTTACATTTAGCTCTGCACTTAAATTAACAGAAACACCCATGCCAGCAGTAATTGTTGCAGGGTTTGCTGTTGTGTCATGAATAAAGTTTGCTGCTACAGCTACAGTATTAATGCTTGAATCAGTAATAATAAATTGCGGATTTAGGTTGACGAATGTTTTAAGCTGATTAGCAGTTAACTTAACTGAAGCAGAAGACTGAACAGCTTCAAACTGTTCTAGACCAGTAAGTGCTGTTCCTGCGGTTAGCTGCGGTATGGTTATGTATGCCATGTTTTACTCATTTAATCTAAAGGAATCCAAGAAAGAGTATTCTCATCCCATAAAGAATTTCCGATATATGGAGTTGGAGCTTCCCATCCACATGTTTCTTCATTTAATGTCCAAGATGGATATGGTTGAGGCTCGTAAAATGCATCTCTTACTGAATCGTATATATCGCCAAGTCCTGCATAATTTTTACGAAATGGTATGCCATTAAATGCATGCTTACCTAAAAGAGTGTTGTAGCTTGTACGTTTGCATCCTGCTGCATTCATTTGAGTAGCATAAAACTGCTCCCAATCAACTACATTACCATTTTCATCTAGAGCGTCTTCATGCATGCCTCTAATAACACTAGTCACAATGTTATTTTCATCAAGCAGAGCATAATATGCGTTAGAACTCATTTTTATCACCATCTAATAGTTCCGTTGCCAGTAAACTTGTACATTTTATTTCCGGGGTAAGTTGTTGTGTCAAAAGTATATGCACCAGTAATTGTTGTAGCATCTGCAAAGGTACTTGGATAAATTAAAATAACAATACCCGTTCCACCTTTACCAGTTAAATAACCTGCTGGCGCAAGGCTATCACCAGAACCACCACCTCCTGATCCAAAACCATCTGCCCCATTAGTAACGCCTACGCCACCAGCACTGCCACCGTTGCCCCCACCCCCGACCCCGCCCGTGCCACCAAGACCATAACTAGGTGAATTTGGGCTTCTACCAAAGACGCCTCCACCACCACCACCGCCATATGTGTTGCCATTCCAAGCTTGACCAGCGCCGCCATTACCACCTTTTGTTGATGTACCAGTTTCACCAATACCAAGATTTGGAGTGCCAAGATAAGCACCGCCACCGCCACCCGCTCCACGAGCATCAGTTCCACCACCAGTTGCAAAACCACCACCACCAGTATTACCTTGTGATGGCGTGGTAGCTGGAGTATTCCCAGCACCGCCAGCCAAAGAGCCACTGCCAGTAGACCTACCAGCCCCACCCCCACCAGATGCTCCAGCTAGACCAGCAGAGCCAACAAATGCACCGCCACCGCCACCAGCACAAGAAATACTAACTGCTGTTCCTGTAAATGATGATGGATTTCCAGCAGCTCCCATTGCAGAAGCAGTTCTAGCAGCACCACCTGCACCAACTACTATAGTGTATGTAACAGCAGCAGATATAGCTTGAGCTGGGGTTGCTATAACACCGCCCGCACCACCTCCCCCACCATATTGGGTAGCTCCACTTGCGCCCCCACCAACGACTAAAAGATCAATCGTTGATGGAACTCCACCACTTGGAGTTGTTGGTGTATTAACAGCACCTGCCATTAATCCAAGTATCCCACTCATTATGTCAACCCATTTCCTGAAATGACCCACACAGTTGCTTCAACTTTTAATGCTGTTGCAATACCATTTATAGCTAATGTTCTATTACCAGTAGAACCAGCAGAAGTAAGTAATTTTAATGTGCCTGATGTAAGACTAATTGTGTAATTGCCTGAACCGCCATTATTAATGATAGTGATTGCAGTTCCTATAGGGTACGAGACAGAAGCATCAATGTTAATTGTTCTCGCAGTAGTATCTGAGGAAGGTCTATAGATTGCTTTACCATTGTCAGCCAATACTGTTGAGTAAGGGTATGAACCAGAAGAGACATTGTTAATTGGTACATTTCTAAAGCCAACTGAATCAGTGCCATCAACAGTCATACCAGATGCAGTACCACTTGATGGAGTACCTAATGCACCATTAAATGTTACAGGAGCGCCAGCAGAGCCAACATTTGCAGCTAATGCAGTTGCTACACCAGTTCCTAAACCAGACACACCACCAATTGGTAATCCAGTACAAGAAGTTAATGTGCCACTTGTTGGAGTGCCTAATGCACCATTTTGTACAACAAAAGCTCCTGTGCTTCCCGTGTTAACAGCTAAAGCTGTCGCAACACCAGTACCAAATCCAGACACACCACCAATTGGTAATCCACTACATGAAGTTAATGTTCCTGATGAAGGAGTGCCAAGTGATCCATTAAGGGTTACAAAAGCACCAGCAGAGCCTACATTAATACCAAGAGCTGTAGCCACACCAGTACCGAAACTTGTAATGCCTGTGCCGCCTCTATTAACTGCTATTGTTACGCCATTCCATGTAGCACTTGTAATAGAGCCAGCATAATCAAATGTATTTGTTGACCAAGATACATTTGATGGCGCTCTATCATGCCTATCCCAAGAACCAGCAGAAGCTGCATTAGATAATAAAGTTACAGCAACATCACCACCAGATGGTATAGAAACAATTAATCCTCCTGATGCATTATTTACTGTAATTGCACCACTACTTTGATTATTGTTGAAATTATATACTGCGCCATTTGGTAAAGTTGTTGCATTTGGCAGTTGAATTGTCTGACCACCTGAGCCAGTAATAACATAATTGTATGCACTTGCAACAGTCAATGTAGTTGTTGTGCCAGCCGCAGCAATGAATGTGAAATTATCAAAAAATACATTTGCTGAAGCATTTTGGCTTGCATCACGCAACACAACTGAGCTTGCACCACTTGATGCAGTAACCCCAGTACCACCATTAGCTACAGCTAAAGTGCCAGCCAATGTGATTGTTCCAGAGCCTGTAATAGGGCCACCTGAAGTAGTCAAACCTGTAGAGCCACCAGACACATCAACAGAAGTTACTGAACCACCACCGCTTGTGGATGATAAAGTGCCACCAGCAAATGACAATCCGCTACCTACTGTGATTGCAGATATTGCTGTGCCATTGCCCTGCAAGATGCCTGTGATTGAAGTTGATAAAGTAATTGCTGGAGTTGATGTTGGGTTAGCTACTGTACCTGCAAAACCATTTGCACTTGATACAGAAACAGTTGTAACTGAACCACCGCCAGCCGCTGATGCCAAAGTTCCTGCTGAGTAAGTTAAGCCTGAGCCTACAGTTACATTACTAAATCCACCAGAGCCATTATTAGCTAACAGTTGAGCATTAGTACCTGTTGGTGCTGCTGCATAGTCAGTGCCAGCAGTAGCTGCTGAAATAGCTGTTCCATTACCTTTGAGTAATCCAGTTATGCTAGTGCTGAGTGTAATGACTGGTGTGCTTGTAGCTGTTGCCACAGTGCCAGCCAAACCATTAGCAGAAGCAACAGACACTGAAGTAACAGAGCCACCACTTGAAGTAGATGCCAAAGTACCAGTAGTGAAAGACAATCCTGAACCTATTGTCACAGAGCTAAAGCCACCAGCACCATCACCATAAAGTATTGATGTGCCAGTTGTTGCAGGAGCATAATCAGAACCTGCTACGGCTGCTGATAGTGCAGTGCCATTACCTTTGATAATGCCTGTGATGGTTGTGCTTAGTGTGATAGCTGGAGTAGTCGTTGCAGTTGCTACAGTACCTGCGAATCCATTTGCGCTTGTTATGCTTGCAGATGTAACTGTTCCACCGATAGCAATAATATTAGATACAGTTACTTTCCTGTTAGCTCCGCCTTGAACTACTGGTATTAGCTCCGTCCCCGTAAGAGGGGTGGTAGCTGAAGTCATCGCCGAGATTTTTAAATCAGCCATAGTTAACCTTTAATTCTGTAATTGAATATACCCACTGCCAGATTCAAGCAAGATGTTTCCTGAACCATCTACCTCTAGCAAAATAAAATAAGGCGTAGGTGGTGTTCCACCTGTGTACTGGTTAACTACGCCACTACCACCAACATCGTCACCTAACCCATTGTTTGCATTAGCAACAGTGTATAGCGCAGCACCAGTAGTGGTGTTCGCTTCATTAGCAACTGAACTTGATCCGACAGGCATTACGCAATACCAGCCTGAATTAAAGTCAAGGTTGCAGTGCCAGAACCGCCAGTCACATTTATTCTGATTCCAGATACAGGGAATGCATAGTTACCATCTGCATTTGAATTAAGACCTGTAATTGTTGGATGATCAAAAAAAGTTACAAAGCCAGTGCCATTGCCAGCCGCATTTGATAAATTATCAAACGTATGTTGCACAGTGTATGTCGGAGAACCCGTCACAACTACGCCAAAACCTACGTTGAAGGGTGTTGCATTGAGGTTCATCACCAATGGCGCACTCGCACCTGATGTACTCGATACAATCATTTGTCTCATGATATGCCTCTAAAAGAGAAGAAGGGGGCGAACCCCCTCCTATTACTTCATTGAATACACTACAGTCATTTGCCAAACACCTTGAGTTGTTGTTGGTGTCGCATTAGGTACAACAGTTGCAACAACAGTGGTGTTAGTGCCGATGTTTGACATTGCGGTTGTTTGTGCAGCCGTAAATGCCAAAGTTACTCTGCCACCAGTCATAGCAGCAGTTGATGATAGATATTGTGTACCAGCAGAAGCAGTACCAATTGTAAATGGCGCAGAAGCTATAGTTCCTGTAGGAGCTGTCAATACATCAACTTCAAAGTTAATTATTTGAGAGCCAGCAGGAAGAGTAACTGTGCCATTGTAAGCAGTACCGCCAGCAGTGCCAGCCACGCTTGTCATAGTAACTGTTTGGCTTAACACTGCAAAGCCACCATTGGTAGCCTCTGTCAATGCATCGCCAGCTACTAAGGTAGAGCCGAAATAAGTATGAGTAAGACTAGGCGTAGACATTACATTCTCCTAAAAATTACTAGGGGCGGTTAAGCCCCTAGCAGTTTGATTAAACACCAGCAGTACCGTAAACGGTACGTGGGTCAGTGAAACCGGGAATGTAACGCTCGGTTGCCTTGTAACGCATTGAGTCAGTCTCGAAATCGCCTTCCATTGATTTCTCTAAAGCACGACGCATCATCAGTTGCAGACCTACTTGCGCATCTGTCTTAATCCACCAAGCGGTAGTTGAAGTCAGACGAGACAAGTTAGCTTGACCACCAGACAACATGCCCATTGACTTAACTGGGTTGATGTCGTTGTTAGCATTGCCAGTACGCAGAACAGATTTCAGCAGAACTTCAGCTTGGAATACATTCGATGGGCCAACTACTAGCTTCTCAGGTGTCAAACGAATACGCTTACCATTGTTGTCAACAGCATTGCGGATTTGAATGAGAATCTGCTCAAGCGATGTTTGTGACAAAGCAGCAGCAGTAGTCAATTGGTTACTGAATGTACCTGAAGCGATTGGGTGTGATGCATTCACTAAAGATACACCATCACCACCTGCATAAGCACCACCAGTGAACGAACGATTCAAGATGTTCGCGCAAAGTGTTTCTTTGGTTTCAATCAGAGATTGAGCCAAGTGCTTAGCGTAGGTTTGACCGATAGAGATATGGTCACCGTCTTCTACCAAGACTTTGGTCAGAGCAAATGCTAAACCATAGACTTTATACACATATCGTGCGTTGAAGAGTACGCCACCAGCTTGGTATGTCACTGGCATGCCATCTGGCAATTCAGGAGCAGCACCAAAGCCGTATAACACTGGCTCTTCATGGTAGTTACGTGGAATACCTTTACGCTCAGTAAAGACTTGCTTCCATTCGTCTGCGCGCTGATCGTAGATACCGTCGAACTCTTCGTTCAGGATCGGCTCAACGATTGAGCGGAAGTCGGTGGAACGCATTGGAACTGCGCACATGATGAGACCTGTTTTGACCATAAAGTCAAACAGGGAATCACTAATGCTTTGACCAACACGATAAAGGGTACTCTTGATGAAGCCGCTAACCTTCGATAAAGCGGTATTTAATAATTTAATCATGATCCGCTCTCCTTAAAATGCGACTCTATCGGCTGTGAACTGATGCTCAGAAATCTCAGCTTGAACAACTACAAAGTTATCACCAAAAGCATTATCTGCATAAGGTGTAAGACCAATAATACGTAATTGGGCTGAACCAGAAGTTGTAATCGTTGCAGTATCTAACATCATGTTACTTAAACCAGTAACAGTTGAACCAGTACCTGCTGCTGTAGTGTCAGCTTGGTTACCAATGTTGGTTAAAGCAACAGTTGCATTTGTTTGGATTTGATAAACAATTTGTGGATCAGAGGTTGCATAAGCAACTATATCTGTACCAAGAGTGCTTGCAATCCATTTGTTGGATACACGACGACGACCGTCAGAGTCGGTGAACTCTACGCCTTGAAACGTGCCAATGAAAGCTTCGCCAGCAGCAGCAGCTTGTAGTGCGCCGTTAGTACCGATCTTAACGGGTTGGTTTTGTAAAAGAGTAGCAGCATAGTTATCCACAAGCGTAAATGCTTGAGGACGAACGCTACCACTAGTGTGGTAAATTGGCTGTAAGCCAAAAGGTGCGCTAGTAGAAGACATAATAATTCCTATAAAAATATGTCAGTTCAAACCCTCGCACCCTGCTTGGTTAATCAGTAAAGACAGGGCGCTCAGGAACTTTACGCAAATCTGCCATACCATCACCCTCAATTACTTTTCCACCTGACCGTTCGATTTGATCTCTCATCCCTTCGGTCATAGCAACCAACTTCTCATCCTCGCGCAGTGGCGCGTCAAAGTGAGCTTCTTGCATATACGCTTCATAAAGGCGCATAGGCAGTTTTAAAGCCACCATTTCATTCACTCCAATGAACCCTGCATATTCGCCCGTCTTCACGGTCACATATTCATAGCCCGGAATATCTTCAGGCTTAATAGGTTCATATCCAAGTCTTAAACGAGAATTAATGGAGTCTCGTGGATTTGCTGTTGTTGCCCAAAATGTATGGTAATTCGGTATCTTTGGTAAGTCAGGTAATGCGCTTTGCAAAAATTGCATACGAAACATTTCGACTCTTTCCTCATCCGACAACTCGCGGTTCTCAGTGGTTTCACGATTCTGCGAAGCCCGTGATTCACGCGCAGGGTCTGCAATGCGTTTCAGTCTTTGGTCACTCATAGTTCTCACTCCTTATCAGCGAGTTGATTTATTTTCACGATCCCACTTCGCGTATTGCTTGAGGTATGGGGCCATTGCTGCCTTGTCACCATACACACCAAGCTGCTTTAAAGCATCTACACGTTCTGGGCTTAAATATACTTCATTTCTACCTGTGGAAGAAACATACTCACGACCTGAACCAATCGGAGGGCCACCTCTTCCACGTTTAGTTAACTGCTCGGCGCGTTTATCCAACTCACGCCAATATTCTAGGCTTTCTGGATTATATCCCTCATTTATCAAACCTTTGTCAATTTCTAACATTTTTTTTGATTTTTCATCACCACCATTGGGATCAAACCAATCATTGCTTTCTGCCCAATCCTTGGCAAGCTTCATTGAAATTGGCTCAGCCTGTGGTTGGCGCTGCTGCTGTTGGGCTGGTTGTTGAGCGCGAGCTTTATAACTCTGTAATTGTTTTACAGATTGAATCGCCTCATCACGGATACGGATAGCCTGAGCTACATCCTCTCCATTGCCAGCATTGACAGCCTGACTGATGATGTACTCAGCAGCCTTAACTTCTTCAGCAGCCTCTTGTATTCTTTGCTCTAGAGCAACAAACTTCTGTGTCGCAGTATTATGCTCAAGATTACGCATGCGGCGCTCTTGCTCAGAAACGATCTGACGCAGGTAGTTTAGCTCCTGCTTATCCCGCTCCATAGCAGCCTTACGGCGTTGCGCGCGTTCTGCCTTCTCTTCTCTACGACGGATACGGATTTGCTCTCGATCCTCATTGTCGTCACTTAAACGGGCATCCTCACCGTCATCCTCATCATTAGCATGAGCTTCACTGCGCTCATCCTCGTCTACAACAGCAACATATTCTGTAACCTGCTGCTTATCATCATCACCATCATCTTCTGACAGTGTGTCATCCACTCTGGTATTCATATCGACTCCTTTCAGCCGTTAGATAAATGCTCGCATCTTTGTTGGGTCGCCTGTTACACGACCTAAGATGTTTAAATCATCAAACATAACGAATTCAATCTCTTCGTCATCAATTTTTACTGTCCATCTGTCGCCACCGTACTTTGGAGTGCGCACAAACTCACCTACATCACACCAAGAACCTTCAGGCCACATCTCCATAGTGTTTCTATTGCGATATGCAAGCGATCCAACCGCAACAACACGAGCTACTTGGGTGTTACTAGCCTCAGTCTTACGTGCCTCTTCAGGAATATACAGACCGCTCTTGGTTTTGGACTTTGCTCTACGAATTTGAACTATAACTCGTGATCCAAATGGGATAATTCCACAGTCTACTTGCGGGAAAGCGTCTTCAATTGACTCAAATCCCATTTCTAATGGTGTTTCTAGTAGCATTCGCGTCTCCGATTGCTGGTTAATTAAAGGTTATTGTCTTTTTCATCCTGCTCAGACAACAGTTTTTCTATTTCCTGTAATGCTCGGTCTAAGCCAGCGTAGTAACCGACCCTCTGACCATACGAAAATTCGATGTTTTTACCCTCGGATGGAGGATATGCCACCGCATTTACTGCTGCTTCTTGCTGCGCTTGCTTGATTTTACCAATGATTTGGCTAATCACATGCCGCCCTTTGGTGTTTTAGCTTCAAAGGATTTCATCTTAGTCAAATTCTTTGCGTTGCCGCTAGGAATTGGAGCTTTTGGTGCTGGGTCTTTACCACTGCCAACCATTGACGTTGGATATACCTTACCCATCGCCATTTGTTTGTGTAACTTAATCGCTTCCATGTCATTCTCCTATGGATTGGGGTTTATGCCTGTGCCTGTTGACACAGCAATCTTTTCACCAGACGCAACTTCTAGCGCAGCCAGTTGCTTAGCTGTGTCATTGTCGTCCATGTTCATTTTCATACGAGCTGCAATCTCAATCTGCTTGCGTTGGTCTTCACGATCCTGCTTGAGAGTCTCAATCTGTAAGCGCATTTGCTCAAGTTGCTGATCAAGAGCAAGTTTAGCCTGATCAGCTTGCATCTTAACTTGCTCTGACTGTGCATCCGATTGCATCTTAGTCTGATCCATTTGAGCCTTGGCTTGATCTGCTGCTTGCTTGCGCTGCAAATCAGCCTTAGCCATCTCAACCCGTGGGTCTTGAGGCTGTGGCTGCAATGATTGTAAGAATTTAATTGTCTCTTCCATGATCTGAGGAATTTGTTGCAGAGTTTCATTGGTTTCAACAACAACAGACTGGCTTGCTGCTGCCAACATCTTGTCAAACTCTTTCTTTTCTTCTGTATTCATATTTTTTTGTAGCTCAGCTATATTAGAGCCAGCAGCCTCTGATGCCACATCAATAGTGTGATTAACATAGAATAGAACCATGTGTTCACGTATATGCTCAAGCAAGATAGGCAAAGCTTTAGGCCCTGACACACGGTTTGCAGCTAACACTGGTGACTTCATAAAGTCTAAGTGAACCTGCAAGTGAGCAAGATGATCCTGATCTGGGAATGCAGCAATTGGTCTTGCCATTGTTGCTGCTAGATTCTCACTTACAGCATTCATCTCCTGAACTTCAGGCTTAGGCAATAACAGAGAGTCACCATCAGGAACTTTGAGCTGCTTGAGGAACATCTCCTCTACCTTGCGAACATCATAGATCATTGGCATTGCTTGGGCGCGCTGCATTACTGCCTGTACCTGAGCAAAGCGTTGTGTCTCAGAATAGATGTTAGGATCGCTGACAGGGATTACATCAATCGGGCCTTCAAAGTCTTTGCGATAAGCAAGCAACTCGCCCGTCTCATCATAGATTTCTTGCTCATCCATGTAATACTTGTTGATGCGGTACAGCAGCTCAAGCAGCCTACCCATCGCATCATGGACACGAGCATGGATTGAGCTGAACACGACCATGCCCTGCTCCATACGAGCGAGGGTAGTTCCTACTGGTGTGTTGTTGTTTGTGTCAGACAGCTCTTCAAATGTAGTACGAACAACGCCCTTGGCTGCATCAACTAAGAAGCCAAGCAAGCTAAATAGCACAGGGCTTGGAGCATTGAATGGCAGTGGCATCATGACCTTGCGGATATCATCCTGACCAAACGAGCCTTCAATCTCTTTGATTTCAGTTGGATCAACTCGATCAGTCTGACCACCCGCACCACCCTTGAGCTTGATAAGTCCGGGGAAGTTGTTGATGTGAGCAGAGTCAAGCAGAGAGCGCAAAGCACCAGTAGCACCTGCACTCAAGCCACCGATCATATGGGTCAGACCGATTGGGTATGCACCACGCCATGGCAGGAATGGGAACTCAATAATCCAATGCAGTTCCATTTGTAGCTCATCATCCTCTTCCCAGTTACGGTAAATGGACAGGACTCGCTGTGTGGTTTTGTCAATGGTAATGATGTAAGGAGCTGGCTCATCACCTTCAACATCATACTGAACGTAGATTTCAAAGATGGTGCGCAGACCATCAGCATTGTAACCATCAGCCGAGCGACCTTCAATCTTGTCATTGGCTCGCTCTGAAGCTGAGGTCTCTGGTGTAATAGGTGAAGCAATTATATCTACATCTCGGTACATGCCTGAGCTTACACGGCGGTTGTACTCTAAGCTTGTGATGTACTGAACATGAGTCTTGCGCTCAGCTTGGTAGAAGTTGGTTGCCGCATATGGCAGATACACATCATCTACACTCACGAACATTGGGTTAGGGCGCTTGGTGCGCTTATTCCAAGTAACCTTGATGTATTGAACGCCACCGAGTGGCATCTGGGTTGACATCTGCTCTAGCTCTGCTCGGAAGTCAGGCATCTGGCGTGTCATCTGCCAGTTTAAGAATCTTGTAATGCGCTGTGCTTTCTCATACTTCGGCTTGGTCATCTTGCCATAAATCTTTTCTTTGGCAGGGCCTGTCGGTGGGAATATCTCCTTCATCACACGGCTTGAGAAGTCTACGCATGCCTCAGTCAGCATTGGGTGGACAACCTTTGATGCGCCTTGGAATCCAGCACCTCCGGGGGCATCATCACCAAGACCAGTGCGGCGGATACCTTCCTCATACTGCTTGTCTCGCTTCTCACGAGCTTGCTTGTCTTTCTCAACTAGCTCAGCCAATGCAGAGCCAATGATGGACAGCTCACCCTCAGACATGTCTTCAGCTAGGTTGGCATAGAACTCAGAGTCACCAAGCAATGGACGATCATCAATCTTGACAATAGCTCCACCATCCTCAGTCTCTTTGATATCGTCGTCTTCCTCAACCTCGAATATCTCACCTGTAGGATCAGAGTCCTTCTTGTCCTGTTCGTATTCTTCGTCTTCTGGTGTCATTGAATTTTGCATAGTCTTAAATCGCATAAGGATTAATTCGTTCGACTACTGGCTTTGGTAACCGCTCAGCAATCGGTATTGTAACTGATAACATTTGCTTGTCACTTAAAAAACGCACAGCTTGGGTTGCTGAATCCATCAAGTCATCATGCTTAATAGACTTCTCACCTGTGAAACTGCAAAGCTGCGAGACCAATGGCTCTGCCCATGTCTTGAAGTTCTTGGGGCGCTTCTCCGACTCAACCATCCAAACATGACCATGGAAAAAGATGTGCGAGACTGAATGCAGCCTTGCCAACTTGTCAGCCCGTCCGGGGTTGTATGGGTATGCCATGATACCTTCTCTTGATAGCATTTGGCGCAAACTTATGCCTGATCCCTTATCCTCAATTAGCAGAACGTCAATTGCTTTGCCCACAAGGTAGGAAGTTTTCGGGCCAACCAATGGCTTGATCATTGGCTTCATGTCGCCATCGCCATACTGGACTTTCATCTCCTGCTTCACACGAGTGATCAGATCAGGCAAGCCTAAGTGTTCTTCCCAACAGTCAAGCAGCATCATGCATGCTTTCTTCTCGTGGCGGAACACACCCCATACCGAGCATGCAGTTGGGTCAGCCTCACCCTTCTTGTCAACCGAGGCTTCAGTAAATGCAGTGTCTAGGCTCATGACAATGAACTCAAAGCTTGGCAGTGGCTTGTCGTGAGGCCATACCTTGATCCAACTGCGCTTGATGATGCCATCCTCTTCAGGGTCAATCACCTCAGCGTAAATCTCCTGCCGACCTAGCTTAGTCCCCTCATATTGCAACACCTGCTTCTTGAACTCAGGTGCTAGGTTCTCAATGTTGTCATAAGTAGAAGCGCGCGTCAGGATCACATCCTTATTCTCACGCTTAATGAGTTGCCTGATCAGGTCTTTAGGTTTGGGTGTGGTGGATGCTATCAGCCTGATGCGCTTGCCTAGTCGCATGCCAAACATCGACATGTCCCAAGCTTCTTGCATATAGTCCCATGCTGCCAACTCATCCATCCAACCCCCATGGAACTGTGGGCCACGAAATCGCTCTGGCTCTGAAGCAGGGATGCCCTTGATCAGGCTGCCATTGGTCAGGTATATCTCATGCGGCTGTGTCTTGTATTCTTTGATGAGCTGATGAGGTATCACGGACAGCAAGCCTGAGTCACCCTCAAAGCATGTAGCTCTCACATCACTCGATGTCGGGGCTGCAACTAACCATCTAGTCTTTGGTTCTGTCCATGCCCACCAACCTATCTGCTCGGCTGCTGTGCGAGTCTTACCTGCACCACGACCAGCTAGTATCAGCCAGATTGTCCACCAGTCCCCGCTTGGGACTATCTGATGTTGGAATGCTGTGCTGAGCCATTTGAGCCGCCAAGCATATGCAACCTGCTCATTGGCTGGAAGTGAGCTGAAGCGCTTCTGTACTTCAGGATCACGCAATAGCTCTGCTACATCACTCATTCTTTATGCCAAGGTGAGTTAGTGATGCATCTTAGCTTTGCTGGAGATACGGGTAATTCGGTGGTCATAGCCAACTGAGTCGTCCCCATCTTGGTTATCGAAAACCCAGTGGGTTTCAATTGGGATGCGTATTGCTTTGCTAGGCGCAGCTTCAGTGTCTCCACAAGCAAGGTATTGGCTATCTCGCCATACTCGCCTATTAGGGAGTTGTAACAATGCATCAACAGCTCTTCGTCTGTCATCATTTGCTTTCTCCTTTACGCTTGAGGTCTTCAAACTTACTAGCCAAGTCCTGAAAGAAGCTAGTATCAACAACCAACGGGTTGTCAGCATCACCAGATAAGATTTGCCTGTCACCATACTTCTTTGGATTCCATTTAGCTAATAATTTTAATCGAGTTTCAATCTGTAGCTTGCGGTGACCAAGCATGTCTTTGCGTGTAATGGTCAAGCCATTTGAGCTGCTAGTCTCTTCCTCACCAATCAGCGGAGTGTCAGCTATGTTGAGCAGGTCTTCAGCAATTGCGTCATAACCCACGTCTCGCGCATGCGCGATGGCTGCGGAAAGTCCGACACCCTCAGCACCCAAAGCATCATCCTTATACATCCAGTCATACACAGTGCGCCAAGCTGGCATACCTTCTGATCTGCATATCTGACGTAGTGGCTCACCATCAGAGAGTCGCTCACATATCTCTTGAGCTATCTCTTTGGTATAGGTAGAGATGTTGCCCATCTTTTTTGGCTGCTTCTTTTGCGCTGTAGCAATAGTTTTACTTGACTCAGACATCATTCAGTCTCCGTGTCACTAAGATGTCGATAGTGTAACAGATTCCTTTTTGGGTTTCTTCTGATTTTTTTCATGCCAAACCCTTGCCTCTTTGGTAAGTACATGGTTATACAAATCAGTTAGCTCAGCAATTGCATCTTGTAATACATCAGCACGAACTATCCATTCTGATGTTTCAAATTCTTGACTAAATGTAATTTTGGTAACATCTGAGTTACCATTCCAACTTATTGTGCATACTCTCATTTTAAGCTCGGCTCTCAATGTAACTATTCATGATCCCATTCGTAAGAGCTGGAAGTTGTGGTTGCTTTAGCTCTTTTTCGGTAGGGGCTATTGTTTTTATCCATTCATGGTTCTTAATGACAATCTTCTTGACTGCATGGGTCTTGCCATCAAAGACAATCTTAAAGTCAGCATTTTCAGCTTCAAATACTTTGTAAATGTGAGTGTTTGCATTTACATAATAGTATTCAACCTTATCTTCTTCTTCCTTTGGTTTGATACGGTACTCAAGGTTGTCAGTCCACTTTGGTACATCTACATCTTTCCAATCTGGAGCTGTTTCATATTTGACTTGTATGATTGCGCCATCAGCCCAAGCTTTGATTAGTTCTGCATGTTTCTTCATTTCTGCCTCGCTTCCATCATTGCGTCTGCTATTACGTAGCAGTCCCTTGCGCTTTTTAATATTTCATCTGCTGCTCTTGTCCAACGTACTTCAGGCATAGCTTTAGCTGCAAAGTAATCAC